GTAGACGTATAGGAAATAAGAAGTGGGTTAGACATACAGAGTATGCTATGTTTGATGCTTTCGATAGAAACTATTTTGCATCTCAATTTCACATTGGTATGTTTGCTACTGTAATGTTTGATGGACAACAAGATGAGGAATATTTAAGAAGTAAAATTGTAAGAACAGGATGGCCTATGGAGTATCTTAATACACATATAAATCCAGGTACAGAAAAGAAAGATATTATTCTATTCCCTCACAGAAACGCACCAGAAAAACAACTAGATATATTTCTAGATCTGGCAGAGGAATTACCTCAATACCAATTTATTAATTGTAATGATTACAATCTTACAAAACCAGAATACAACAGACTTATCGAAGAATCTAAAATGGTATTCTCAGCAAACAATCAAGAGACATTAGGCATCAGCTGTTATGAGATATTAAGAGGCGGTGGGATTCCATTAGTTCCTAATAGACTTTCTTATATGGAAATGTATGATGACATATTTAAATACCCATCAGATTGGGCTGAAGATTGGAGGACATACCAGGACCATAAGGAAGAGTTATGTCAGAAGATAACAGACTTGATGACAAACTTTGAACACCAGGCAGTACAAACGGCCATTGAAACAAACAGAGATAAGCTGGAAAAAGAATACTTTTCAGCTACTAATCTATATAAGGAGCTTACATAATGAAAGAATTTAAATACTTATCAACTAAGACATACGGACACGAAGAAGGATTATCCTGTATGTTTAGACAACCACTAGCATTACACAGCCATTGTAGTTTACTACACGGCTATGCTTTATCTTTTAAATTTACATTTGGTTGTAATATTTTAGATGACAAAAATTGGGTAGTCGACTTTGGAGACTTGAAAGAACTTAAAGCATGGCTAAAAGATAACTTTGATCACAAGCACGCAGTAGCAAAAGACGATCCTGAAATGGAATTCTTTTTACAAACAGAAGCTAGAGGACTTTCAGAAGTGAGAGTTATGAATGGCGTAGGTTGTGAGAAGTTTGCTGAGCAGGCATTTCATTTTGCAGACAACTTGGTATCTGAAAAGAGTGGTGGTAGATGTTTCGCTACGTCTTGTGAGGTTCGTGAACACGGAGCTAACAGCGCGATATACGAGGCGTAATCTATGAAGGTTGCTCTTGTAACAGACACACACTTTGGTGCACGCTCAGATAGCCTAGCTTTCGATGCTTACTTTGCCAAATTTTATGATGAATTTTTCTTTCCTCAATTAGTTGAGCAAGATATAAAAACAATTTGCCATCTTGGAGATGTGTTTGATAGACGTAAGTATATAAACTTTAATACATTACAGTCTTGTAAGAGATACTTCTTTGATAAGGCATCATCGCTAGGCATTGATGTACATATGATTCCAGGCAATCATGATACATATTTTAAAAATACAAATGATGTAAACTCTCCTAACTTATTGTTGGGGGGATACGATAACGTTACATTGTATCAGGAAGCAACTGAGATAATGTTAGATCGGGAGAAGGTATTATTTCTCCCATGGATATGTGGTGAAAATTATGATGAAACAATTAAAGCAATACAAGGAACCGATGCAAAGACTTGCTTCGGACATTTTGAGTTCGCGGGTTATGACATGCTTCCTGGAATGCCTAATCTTCATGGGATGGATCCTAGTTCTGTTAACATGTTTGATCTTGTCGTTAGTGGCCACTTCCATCACCGTCATAGTCGAGGCAACATTACATATATGGGAAACCCTTATGAAATTACTTGGTCTGACTATAACGATCCCAGGGGATTTGCCGTTTTCGACACGGTTAAAAGAGATCTTACTTACAGCGACAACCCGTTTAGACTCTTCCACAAAATTTATTACAACGATAACGATTTCGAAGGTGTCAATGATATTAGCAATTTTGATTTTAACTCTATTGTCGGCGGTTGTGTTAAACTAATTGTAAGTAAGAAGACAGACTTCACAAGGTTTGATCATTTCGTAGACAAGCTATACGCATGTAACCTAATAGACTTAAAAATTATTGAAGACTTTTCAGAGTTTGAGGACGAGGCATTAGGTGAGGACATAGACTTGGAGGATACAATGACACTATTAAAAGATTATGTAGACCAAGTAGAGACAGACTTAGATAAACATAGAGTTAAGAATCTATTACAGTCGTTATACATTGAGGCACAGGACACTCTATGATAATATTTAAAAATTTAAGATGGAAAAACTTTCTATCTACTGGCAACGCATGGACAGAAATAAAGTTTGATCATTCACCTAGCACATTAATACTAGGAGAGAACGGCAGTGGTAAGAGTACAATGTTAGATGCATTAACGTTCGCATTGTTTAACAAGCCATTTAGATCTGTATCCAAGCCCCAATTAATTAATTCTATAAATAAGAAGAAGCTGTTAGTAGAAATAGAATTTAGTATAGGCAGTAAGAATTATCTCATTAGGCGTGGCGAGATCCCAAAGATTTTCGACATCGAGATTAACGGCGATCAGTTAGATAAGAACGCTAACATAAGAGACTTCCAGAAGTATTTGGAAGAGTCTATTTTAAAACTTAACTATAAATCGTTTACTCAGATTGTTATGTTAGGTAGTGCATCATTCACTCCCTTCATGCAGTTACACCTGGGTGCTCGACGTGAGATAATTGAGGACATATTAGACATTAGTATATTCTCATCTATGAACGATGTTTTAAAAACTAAACTAGCAGACTTGGAAAATAAGAAAAGAATAGTTGAAGGAGACTTGACTGTAGCCAAACAAAAAGCTACAATACAAGAACAGTATATCAAGACACTAGAAGACGATAAGTCCTCTAAGGTTAAAGCAATCGTAGAAACAATAAAGGAAACTGATAATGCGATCAAGACGGCTCAAGATGAAGTTCGACAGACAACAGAGGCAAAGCAGGCGATTGGTACTGTTTCAGAAAAGAAAAGACAACTTGAAGGATATAGAACAAAATTTGAAGGACAAATCAGTTCACACAGAAAGCAAATAGAATTCTTTGATTCAAATGAAGAGTGTCCTACATGTCAGCAAGGCATAGAACACGAACACAAGGAGACTATAACTACAAGAGATAAGTCAAAGATCTCAGCTCTTGATAGTGCTCTTACAGAATTGAATATAAAGTATGATGAGGTTGAAGTTCTTGTAGCAAAGGTTTCAGAGTTGGACAGTAAGATTATGGAGTCTAATAATGAGATCATTACACAACAAAGAATACAACAGCGACTACAACTAGAATTAAATGATACTGAAACTAAAGTAGGTAACATTACAGACGAAAGAAAGAAATTAAAAACATTAGCTAAAGAAGCTATAACTAAAACAGTAAACAGAACAGAGCTAAGTGAAACAGGCCAGTACTACAGCGTCGCACAGTCTATGCTGAAGGATACCGGTATTAAAACAAAAATCATAAAAGCCTATCTACCTATAATAAATAAACTTGTAAACAAATATTTAGCAGCGATGGACTTCTTTGTGCAGTTTGATTTAGACGGCACATTTAAAGAGACTATTAAGTCTAGACACAGAGACAAATTTAGTTACGCATCTTTTAGTGAAGGTGAGAAACAAAGAATAGATTTAGCCCTAGTGTTTACATGGCGAACGATTGCTAAGATGAAGAACAGCGCTAGTACAAACATACTACTATTAGATGAAGTGTTTGATAGTAGTTTAGATAACAATGGAACAGACTATGTGATGCAACTGTTGAACACTATAGGTGATGATACGAATGTATTTGTAATCTCACACAAGGGTGATCAGTTGTTTGATAAATTTAGATCTGTTATTAGGTTTGAGAAGAGACAGAACTATTCTGTTATTAGTAAGTGAGCCAGTGGCACGGTGGTAAGGGTTCCAAAAGAAGGAACGCCAACGATAAGGCGTACTCAGATAATTGGGATAAGATTTTTAAGAAGGAGATAAAAATGAAGGTAGAAATATATGGAAAGTCTAGATGCACATATTGTGATGCAGCTAAGAATATTTCCAAACAAAGAAACATAGACTATGAATACTTTATGTTAGATGCAGACTATACTGAGGAAGAGTTTTTTGAGAAGTTTCCAACTGCTCGAACCTTCCCACAGATAATAGTAGACGGAGAATCAATTGGTGGTTACCAACAATATATAGCTAAGTTGGATGATGAAAATTAATACCAACGCAACATACAGACCACTTCCTATAGGCCTTACAATTAAGAAGAGTAAGATCGAAGGTTTAGGATTACATGCAGAGCAATCTTTTGATGCCGGTACGGTCTTTGGTGAGACCCATGTGTTAGTACACAGCAGAGACAGACATGAATGGATTAGAACGCCCCTCGGAGGTTTTATAAATCATAGTGAGAATCCAAACTGTTTTATTACTACTGATGCAGGTGACAGAACATTGTATGCTACTATGCCTATTAAGTCAGGCGAAGAGATAACAGTATACTATAGATTCAAAGGTTACGACGGAATAATTGAAGACGATAAACGACCAACAATAGGAAATTAATTATGGAAGAAATGGAATTGACAGAAGTACAAGAAGCAACGGAAGTAGATCCACTAGAGCTTATAAACTTTGCAGACCCTCAACTTAGAACACCTCCTACTCCTTATGTATTTGAAGGCAACGATGCACCTGCACTAAAGGCTCGTTTGTTAGAGAGAATGGCTGAACTAGGTGGAGTAGGATTGTCTGCTAACCAAGTTGGCATAGACGCCAAGGTGTTTGTAATTGGCGACGGACAACCTGATGGAATGCAAAAGGCATTCTTCAACCCAGAGATCATGGGTGTAGGTAAAGAGACAGAAGCAATGAAAGAAGGATGCTTATCGTTCCCGGGACTGTGGTTAATGATTTCAAGACCTACAGTATGTATGATTAAGTATTGGGACGAGTTAGGTGAAGAAAAGATGGAGACGTATGAAGGTATTACATCAAGAGTAATACAACATGAATACGATCACATGCTCGGACAGAACTTTACTATGAGAGCGTCTAAAGAGAAAATTAAAAGAGCTCTTAAGTCTATAGATAAAAAGATTAAGAAATACCAAAGGCTATCTTCTCCTAAGAAGTAGTTATAAATAATATATAATAAGGAGACATCATGGCAGACGCTTTCGATTTTGGCTTTACAGCAGTAGACGAACCAGAGAATTCAAACCCTCAACAGGCTATTGCTCCTTCTATTGAAACAGATAAATTACTAGATAAACTCACGCAGTTAGAAGCAAAAATTCTACAAGCTGATAACTCTGGAATGGTTAACGAACACAGAGCGTTAATTGAGTCCGACGTGGCAACTAAACTTCGTGACGTAGAAGATCTTGTTCTTCCTCTACTTTACAATTTGCAAAAGAATCCTGAAAAGGAATATATACATTGGCCTAACAGAGTGGCTATCATTGATACACAGATTGAAAAGATTAAGGCGGTAACGAGATATTATGAACGAGTCTAACAATAAAGCCCTACAATTACAAAACGCATATGAACGTCCACTGGCACGAGTATACGACTTTTATCTAACAGGTACAATTACAGATGCTAAAGAGTATCAGGATTGGAACCAGTTAATGAGACAAGCCGGTGAGAACGATGCGGTTATTATTCACATCAATTCATCTGGTGGTGAAATATTTACAGCTATTCAGTTAATGAGATCTATATCCCAATGCCCAGCAACAGTAGTTGCCTCGGTAGAAGGCATGTGTATGTCAGCAGCCACTCTAATATTCTTATGTGCAGATGTATGTGAGATATCAGATCATTCTCACTTCATGTTCCATACTTACAGCTCAGGTAATTGGGGTAAAGGACATGAACAACTAGAGAGTGTAATGGCAGATAACAAATGGGCTACTCAACTCTTTAAACAAGTGTACAAGGACTTCCTTACAGACAAAGAAATTGAAGAGATGATAAGAGGTAAGGATTATTGGATGACACCAGACCAAGTTACGAAGCGTTTAGAACTTAGAAACAAAGCTGCTAACAAGAAAAGTAAAGGACCAAAAACAACGAAGAGTACTTTACAAAAGGTTAAATAGATAGTATACTTAGTCTTATAGTAAATAAAGGAGAGAATATATGGCTGATAAAGTAATAGAGTTTCCAGTAAGGAGCGAAGTAGATAAAGAGTTCCTCACAATAATGCACCAAGCAGAAAAGATAAAGGAACAGCAAAGGAGAATTGAAAAACTCCTAAAAGATAAGGCGGATAAATAATGAGACTACGATACGGAACTTTTATTGCAGGCGCATTACTAGGACTACTAGTAGGTGTATTTTCGCAACCAGCACAAGCAGATGCAGAATTTAATAACCTCATCATAGGATCTATTATTGGGGGTGTTCTTGTTAATGAATTTAAACAGGATAAAAGAGTCCCAAACCATGCAACAATTATTTTGCCTGACGGGACAGTAATTATACCTCCCATCAGCCCAATAAACAAACCATCGAGAAAGACATCCTGGCCTACATACAACACATGTTTTTATGTGGATGGAACAGGACAGTATTGTCAATGGATGGACCTCCCTAGGAAAAAGAGAGGACGAGGACTTACAGACAGGGAAGCTTTTCTTAAGCATTATCCCTGCGGTGAAGCAGGTGCTTCTTTTGGTTACGGAATCAAAGGATGCAAAAAATGGATAGAATCTCTATCTAAATAATAATAAAATAAATTAGGAGAAAAATGAACGTTAATAACACTAAACTCCTACTTGCATTATTGCTTGTAGGATTTTTTACGACAACAGTATACGCCTCAGACATAGAAGAAGTAATAGTTGTAGGCGCAACGATATCTGTTACAGACTCAGATCCAGAAACGGATTCATCTGCAATAGAAGCACTACACCCTACGATGTTATACACCCCCGGTGGTGTTGGTGGCTTCATGGCACCAAAACTAAATGGCACAGACGCAAAACATACAGCAGTATATAGAAACGGGATCCCTGTAAACGATCCAGGTTCCGGTTGGTATAATATAGGATTAGATATTCCTTTATTCCAATCGTATAAAATATACCAAGGACCAACAGCATTATATGGTAGCTCATCTATGGGAGGTGTAGTTCTTATTGAGGACAACTTCGATAGATCTGTTTTTTATAAAGGCGGTGATGGTTTAGTTAACCTAGTAGTAGGACATGAGAACTTTCAACTATCAGCATACAAAGGATCTAATGGTTCAGTAAGAACAGACAATGAAGAAGAAGACTTCTTTGAAACAATATCGTTTAAAACAAAACGAGAGTACAAAGAATGGACACTAGTTTCTAGTTACCAAGAATACAAATATGATTATGATAATTGTTGGGTAGGGTGGACTCCCTCAAACGATTGTAGTCAAGAAGGATACAAAGTAGATACCTCATTAAGAAATGATAACTTTACATTCGGATATACCTTAGATGATTCCAAACATAATACGGGCTGGGAATCTAAATCAGATAGAATATATAGTGATGTAAACAAAGAGATAATGCCAGGACTACTTGTAGGTATAACAGCACAAAGAGAGTCATACGATACAGCAACGCTAGGCTACTGGCGAGACACAGTAGCTGGTTACTTGAATTACGATTATAATAATGTAGGGTTAGGTATTAGAACTGAGGAAGGCGATCACACAATTAGAGTTGGTACTAAGCTAGGTAAGTTTAATATATCATTAGGTAATAGTGTTAGGCGTCCTAGTCTTTACGAACGATACGGTGATGACTATGTTGTAGCAAGCCCCGATTTATCAAGTGAGGAAGCAATTGGACTAACAGTTGGTTGGGATCTTGTATCAGTATTCTATTATGACTTCTCTGAAGGTATAGATTATGACAGCGCTAATCAGCAGTATGTTAATACAGGCAACTACATTTCTAGAGGTATGAACATTAGAAAAACATACATGACAGACGTTGGTGAGTTCTTTGCTTATGTTGGATTGATTGATACAGATGTATCCTCTCAGGCTAAGTATAGAACAATGTTTGCTTGGACAGTTACAAAGGCACCATATGGTGATGTGACATTTGAGTACGCAGGCGAATTTGATAAGGGACTGGACTATATTGGCAGGCCAATTGATGATGTATCAGTATTCTCAATCAACTACGGTAATTGGATTAACCCAACAACACGCCTTGGCATACAGATTCAGGACCTTTTCGACAATGAATTCGAGATAATCCCTGGATATGGAGCAGGTGGAAGGGAAATATCTATAACTTTTGACGTAAGTTACTGATATAACAGGAGAAAAGATTTCATAAAGTGCTTGACTTAAGCTTCTAAAGAGTGCATAATAGTACTATAAAATGAAGAAAACAAACAAAGTGAGGACTTTATGAATCAAATCGAAACAAAGACAATACTAGCCAAGCTATTAGCTACTGAAGACATCAGTATTGTACATGATCCTAAGATGAGTACAGCGGCATTTGATGTCAAGGCTCGTACATTATATCTTCCAGTTTGGAAAGAGATGTCAAACGATCTATATGATTTGTTTATTGGACATGAAGTTGGCCATGCTCGTAACACTCCTGAGGAAGGATGGCATGATGCGGTTTGTGATACTCCTAATCTTAAAGCCTTCTACAACATTATAGAAGACGCAAGGATTGAAAGAAAAATTAAAGCCCAATACCCTGGACTAACAAAGTCATTTCATAAAGGGTACCAAGAATTATTCGACAAAGACTTTTTCGGTGTTAAAGGAAGAGACTTATCTAAACTCCCATTCGTAGACAGAGTTAACCTTCACTTTAAAATAGGCCACTTACTAGGTCTTAAATTTACAGCTGACGAACAGAATTTTCTAGACAGAGTTGCAAAGACAGAAACTTGGGAAGATGTTAAAGTATTATCTCTCGAACTGGCTGACATGTCTAAAGCAGAATCAGAAGAAAGACAAGACGAGTTGGAGCCACTTCAACAAGAACTTCAAGATCTCCTAGATGAATTAAGCGAGGAACAACAAGGTGAACCTCAGCGTAGTGACTTTGGCGATCAATCTTCAGACGAAGAAGGTGAAGAAGAAGAGTCCGACGAAGCAGGTGAAGGTAACAGCTCATCTGAAGATACAGATGAAGACGGAAACCCAAAACCAGGCACACCAGGCGGTGAGCAAGGCGAAGACGAGACAGACGATGAGTATTGGGATCGTAAAAATGAGGAGTATAAAGAAGAAAGAGCTAAACGTCAAGCAGAATACGAAAAGCAAAGAGCAAAGCAAGAAGCTGAGCAAAAAGCTAACAACGAATACCTCGAAGCGAGAGAAGAGGCTGAGAAGAAGCAGGCAAAGATAGAAGAAGAAATAAAAGAAACTAAAAAGATGCATGACTTCCTAAGCCAAGGTGGACAGAAGTCAATTACAGATGATGAGTTTAGACTTAATGAAGAAACATTGGTTCAACTTGATGCTCAGCCAATAGTTTACTTGACCCTCCCAAAAAGATTTAAAGGTGATGAACTAGTCATCTCAATGGACAACCTATATGACTGGGACAAGTCCATAGACCTACAGAAGGTTACTGGTACAGACTACTGGGACACACAAGACGTTCCAAAATCAGAGTACAAGGCTATTGCTAATGGCATGTACCAAGAGTTCATAAGAAACTCCAATCCAATTATAGCTTCAATGGCTCAGCAATTTGAGATGAAGAAGGCAGCAGCATCTTCTAAGAAGAATCAAACTTCTAAAACAGGTAAGTTGAATGAGGACAAGCTCTGGGCATACAAGTTGACAGAGGATTTATTCCACTCAACTACAATGGTTCCTAATGGTAAGAACCACGGTATAATAATGTATGTAGACCTTTCAGGTAGTATGCAACGATCAATGGCAGGAACAATAGAACAGATGCTTAACATGGCATTGTTCTGCAGAAAAATAAACATACCATTTGATGTGTATGGATTTTCAGATAGACATTCAGATGGATTTTACAATGACTCAGGTGAGTGGGTAGAAGATACTTCAGGTCCATTCTCTCAGAACAAAGAAGTTGAGAAAAAGATTCTAGCAGACACACCTAATGGTGAGATGATTTTAACAAACGATGGTTTTAGGCTAGTACATTTACTTAGCTCTACTTGTAAGAAGTCAGAGTTTATAAATGCAGTTAGCTACCTACTACTAATGAAAGTAGGCTACAATAACTATTCCAGACAATGGGGTGGCAAAGATCAGAGTACTTATTTTGGACAGATCAGAAATAGATATTTAAGTCTAGGCGGTACTCCACTTACTAATTGTGTGTTGTCATCATTCTCAATGGCAGAAAGATTCCAAAAGAAATATAATGTTGAAGTTCTTACTACAATATTCCTAACAGACGGCGGCGCTACAGACCAAATAGTTTACAGAGATCACTCCAGAGATTCAGAAGAGACAGGTAAAAACGGTAGCAGTTATGTATACAACGATCAAATAGCAATTAAAGACGGACCGGTTGTAACTAAGCTCCCATCCAAAGAATCATTCAGCAGATACGATGGTGTCTCAATCCATACGATGCTAGAACATTACAAAAGAATTACAGGTTCAACAGTAATAAACTTCCACATTGTAGACGGCAAGAAAGACGCATTCCACAGAGAATGTTTTTCAGCAGCATGGATGGATGGTGAGAACTCTCCTAGATGGGTAACAAGAGACTGGGAGCAGACAACTTGGAAAGAGATTCTTAAAGACAAGTTTACCTTAGTAACACCTACTTTCGGTTACAATGCTCGGTTCCTTATTAAAGGTAACAAGGATTTAGACGTAGGGAATGAGGAGCTTATAGTGAAGTCAGCCAAGAAGGGAGACTTACTGAGGGGCTTTAGAAACTTCAATAAGACCAAGAAGAGTTCAAGGACTTTCCTCAATAAGATCATAGAGTTAGTAGCTTAGATGATAAAAAGCACCAAACACGGCTCTACTAGCACCCCTCTAAGGGGTTTTAGTACCCAAGGGTATACTAAGGCATACCCTATAATAGCCCCTCTCATAGACCCTAAAAAGAATTCAAAAGAATGCTTGACAAAAGCTTCTAAAGAGTGCATAATACATGTATAAAATGAAGAAACAACATAAATTAGTGAGGACTACAATATGAAAATGATAGACAGAGAAAACTTAATCCAGACACTGCAGTCACAAGACAACGGTACTGGTGTATTTACCCGTAAGGCAATCATCGAGGCAGCAGCGTCCATTGGACTTGGCTTCCCAGCGTGGTTGATAAACGGCAAACCTGAAGTCAAGGTTGAGCGTGGGATTTATAATCTTACTACAATGTTTGGTGGACAAGTTGCACAGGCTGTGCCCTTGGCAGTAGTCCAAACAAATCAAGCAACGGTAGCTCCGGCTCCAGCGATTTTGACTCAGGCAATTTTGAATGTAACTGTAGATAACTTGATCCCAAATAAAGATGAGACATTCGTCCCGTTTGGTTTCTACAAGGACTTAAAGACAGTTCTTTCTACAAGTATGTTCTACCCAATTTTCATTAGCGGATTATCAGGTAATGGTAAGACGACAATGGTTGAACAAGTATGTGCTAATCTTAAACGTGAAGCCATACGAGTTAATATAAGTATTGAAACCGATGAGGACGATTTGATAGGTGGAAATACTCTAGTTGATGGTAACGTCGTGTATAGAGAAGGGCCCGTCCTCACCGCTATGAAGCGGGGCGCTGTTCTCATTCTTGATGAAGTAGATAGGGGTTCAAACAAGTTGATGTGCTTACAAGCCATCCTTGAGGGGAAGCCTTATTTCAACAAGAAGACAGGCGATACTATAACTCCTGCTCCAGGGTTTAACTTAGTGGCTACGGCCAATACTAAGGGTCGAGGTTCAGATGACGGCAAATTTATTTCCGCCAACATCCTCGATGAGGCATTCCTAGAAAGGTTTGCTATTACCGTGGAGCAGGAGTACCCTACAATGGCTACCGAGAAAAAGATTGTAATGAAGAAAATGGAAAGGGTGAACAACCTAGACGAAGACTTTGCTACTCATCTTGTAACTTGGAGTGATGTTATTCGTAAGACATATTACGAAGGTGCCATAGACGAGTTGATTTCAACACGTAGACTCGAGCATATTGTTAACGCATACGCAGTTTTCAAAGACAAGACTAAAGCAGTCCAACTTTGTGTTAACAGGTTTGACGATGACACCAAAGAGGCGTTTATAGATTTATACGCCAAGGTAGATCCTTCAGTAGAATTAGCTGAAGGAGTTGATGAAACAACTGAACAGGAGATCCATACAGATGGCGAATAAATTAATGAAACAATATGACATTGATTATAAGTTTAACGAGGGAGCTCTAATAGAAGAGCTCCAAACTTATATTGATGGCACCTACTCTGGACATTACAGTAGGAATAAATTCCAGTCCACGGAATTCATTAGTGATTGTGGACACGGTGTTGGGTTTACTATAGGAAATATTCTAAAGTATGCACAGCGATATGGTAAAAAAGGTTCTGCCGACGATCATAGAAAAGACTTAATGAAAGTTTTACACTATGCTATTATAGCGCTCTCAGAGCATGATAATAATACCACAAAACATTATTTAGCAGACTAAACTCTTATAAATAATAACATTAGAACTACAAGAAACTAAGGACAAAACAGATGGCTTATACATTAACAACAACGTTCGTAAGACCTAATACAGGTGTTGCATTCCCTAAATTCTCTGACTATCATGCAGGACATGACACATGGAGACGAGAATATTTTACTAATAATAGTATTGGTATTGCGTTTTCACAATCAGCAGATGAGTTAACTCTTGTAGCAGAACTTGAGTTTGGAACTGAGGCCGCCTATAATACTTTTAAAGCAGCAAGAGATGTAGAAGGTAATGAACCTAGATCACAAGTTCAAGCCGCGTGTACTGAACGTGATGTAACAATGGAAGTAATGGCAGTCAACGAGGCTGGTGTTAGTTCAACCCTATTAGCTACAACTGACTTTAGCTAATTTGTAAAACTGGTCCTTCGGGGCCTTGACTTATACTATGTAAGAGTCTATAATACACTTATAGATAATTAAATATTGGAGATATATTATGAAACTAAGCAAACAGACTCTTGACATACTCAAGAACTTTGCCACAATTAACACGAACATTCTAGTTCGTGAAGGGAATACACTTTCGACAATTAGCACAGGTAAAAACATTTTTGCCAGAGCTGAGATATCAGAAAGCTTCCCTAAAGAATTTGCAATCTATGATTTAAATAGTTTGCTATCACTACTAACCGTTATGGACGACACCGATGTTGACTTTGGAGACGAGAGTCTTAAAGTTAGTAAAGGTACGTCAGTCTTTGAATACTATTATGCAGACCCTAACATTATTGTTAGTGCCCCTGATAAGAATATCGAAGTAGATAACTTCTTCCAATTCGACTTAACAAAAGACGATATTGATATGATAATGAAGGCAGCAGCTATTACAGCAGCACCTATGTTAAGCATCATTGGTAAAGATGGAGAAGTTACAATTACAGTTGGCGACCCTAGTACACCTAAGTCTAATTCCTTTAAACAGGTTATTGCACAAACAGACAAAACGTTTGACGCTCGTCTAGCAGTTGAAAACTTTAAGGTAGTTCCAGGTGGGTATAGTGTTATTCTCTCACAAAAGAAGTTCATGTTCTTAGAGAGTAGCAAAGGTGATGTTAAATACTGGTTGGCGCTTGAACGCTCATCAGATATCTAGGAGTAGATTATGGACGAAGGAAAATTAGAAGTTACTATTAGAGAAGCCTCAAATGGCTGGATCGTAGAACTTAATAGAGATGGTGAGACGGTTGAGTATATCTTTACAAGACCAAACCCTGCCATTAACTTAGTTAGAAAAGTGATGAAGGGTGAATTGAATCCTTTTGATGATGGAGATGTAGATGAGTAGTCTTCCAAATGAGATCCCTCCCTTTAAGCTAACTAAAAAGGTTACAACAACCTCAGGTGTATCTAAGTTCGTTGACATTGTTAACGACACTCTGTTTACAGACAAGAAAGTTGTAATCTTTGGACTACCAGGAGCGTTTACTCCTACATGTTCGGAGCAACAGTTGCCTGGGTTTGAGAAGTTGTACTTGGAGTTCAGAGAGTGGGGCATAGATGACATCTATTGCTTTACTGTTAATGACACCTTTGTATGTACAAAGTGGGCAGAAGATCTAGGCCTTATTAATGTTAAAGTTATTCCTGATGGCTCTGCAGAGTTTACAATTAAAATGGGCATGGATGTTAGAAAAGATAACATCGGTTTCGGAATTAGATCTTGGAGATACGCAGCAGTTTATGACAATGGTGTATTAGAGAAAGCATTTGTAGAAGAAGGCTTCAGTGATAATTTAGATGGAGATCCTTACGAGGCATCTACACCAGAGAATGTATTAGCATATGTAAAGCAACCTCCCGTAGGTAAGCACATAGACTTAGCATTTTCAGATACGACTGATGTTAAGGAGACTTTTCAGTAGACCTTTTTACCCTCGGAAAATGTGGCCACGATTTTAGGCCAAAAAAAGTTTTTATAATTATGATTAGGAGTTGAGATGGAAGTAGGACAATTTTTGTGGGTAGAAAAATATCGTCCACGCACTATAGAGGATTGTATCCTTCCTGATAGTGTTAAAGACACGTTTAGAACGTTTATTAAAAAAGGTGAGATTCCTAACTTATTATTAAGTGGCACAGCAGGTACAGGGAAAACAACTCTTGCTCGTGCGTTATGTGAGGATCTGGGTTGCGATTACATTATCATTAATGGTAGTGATGAAGGCAGGCAGATTGATACACTAAGAACAAAAATTAAACAATTCGCATCAGCAGTTTCCTTTGAAGGTAAGACTAAGGTAGTAATCCTCGATGAGGCAGACTACATGAACAGGGAAAGTGTACAACCTGCTCTCAGGGCGTTTATAGAGACGTTCTCTGAGAACTGTAGGTTTATCTTTACATGTAACTATGCTAACAAACTAATTGCTCCCTTACATAGCAGAACAACGGTTGTAGACTTTAAGATTAATCCCTCAGATCGCCCTGAACTAGCATCTAAGTTTATGGTTAGGATGAAGTATATACTAGATAGTGAAGGGATCGAGTACAATGAGAAAGTGGTTGCTGAGCTCCTAATGAAGTACTTTCCGGACTATAGAAGGGTGCTAAATGAGCTACAACGATACTCTAGTGGCGGTTCTATAGATGAGGGTATACTTAGTAACTTCCAGGAAGTAAATGCTAAGGCACTTGCTGAGAGCCTCAAGGCTAAAGACTGGAAGAAGATGAGACAATGGGTAGTGAACAATGTGGACACAGACCCTCAAGGAATATTTCGTCAGATATACGACATCCTACTTCCTCAGGTTAAGTCAATACCTCAGTTGGTTCTTTTAATTGCAGATTATCAGTACAAGGCAGCATTTGTAGCAGATCAGGAAATTAACCTTACTGCTTGTTTAACAGAAATTATGGCAAACGTGGAGTTCACGAAATGACAAAACAGAAAACACCCTCCGAAGCAAAGACATTACAGATACATGTAAGGGCAACTCCTACAAAAAAGAAAGAAATGCAGGAAAGAGCTAATGGATTAAATTTAACACTTTCGCAGATGCTTATGAAGTGTTATGAGGACTCGAAGGATAATGATTTTGGCTTTAACTAGACTATGGAAATTGTGGGCGAAGTCGTTAGGCGACAAAGCATCAGATAATACTAAAGACGCAGATGCAGTAGCTGTAATGAGAACAATAGTCGTTATGGTTAACTTTATTACATGCTTCTTTATATGTGCAGGAGTATTACACCAATGGTAGATTCAATTTTAGAAGGTTTTGGAGATCCTGTCGTAGACGTTAATGAAGAAGACTTCGTTACAAAACGTAAAAAGATCTCTCCATTCGACTTTGCTAATGCAATTAACTACACTAAAGAAAACCTCATAGTAGACGAAACTACAGAGAAGGAATATAATCCCTTTATTGTTAATCGCTCTATGGGGTTTGGTAAAGATACGGTTATAGCTGGTAACGAGATGAACGCTAGGCCTCACCTGGACAATAAATTACAGTTTGACTTCTTATCCTCAGTTATACGAAAGTCTAAACGATACAGTAAATGGTTAAAAACTGAAGAAGAGAATATAGAAGTAGTACAGAAGTTTTTTGGGTATAGTTTTATGAAAGCTAAGGAAGCGCTAAGACTTTTATCAGAAACTGATTTAGAACAGATTAGATTATATGTGAATACATCAAAAGGCGGAAAGATATAAATAAGTCTATATAAGTAAATTATATAATTAAACATATAGGCGAATTGAATGAGTGATCAAGAGAATTACTTTAACATTGACTTTCCAGGGTACGAACCTTTAGAAGTTTCCTTAAAAGACCCAGAAGATTTTCTGAAGGTTAGGGAAACTTTATCTCGTATTGGAGTAGCATCGAAAAAAGAACAGGTGCTATATCAGTCGTGTCATATACTACACAAGAAAGGAAGATACTTTATAACACACTTTAAAGAACTTTTTGCATTGGATGGTAAGGCAGCTGATTTCCAAGAGAACGATATTCACAGACGAAACACCATTGCCAAATTGCTTGGCGATTGGGGGCTCGTTAATTTAATCACACAGGTAGAGGACTACGCTCCACTATCTCAGATTAAAATAATAGCGTTTAAAGAAAAAGGGGAATGGAACTTAGTTCCAAAGTACAATATTGGAAAAAAAGTTAAATAAAAACCAGATAGAAGTCCTCGACTTAATACAATCGAAACTAGATACCGTCGGAAAAGGCTTTTGCGTCTTAAAGTGGTATCATCAAGAAATGCACTTAGGCAATGGCAGGGCACACTCCTGTTACCATAACCCAACGCATCTGATACCTTTAGATTCCGACTTACACAACACTCCTCAAAAGATAGAAGAGAGGAGACAAATGCTTGCAGGTGAACGCCCTAAAAACTGCTCTTATTGTTGGGACGTAGAGGATCTAGGCCTAAGATCAGATAGGATGACTTTAGCAGGACAGTTTTTTACACACGATAACCTCATAGACCTAAAAGCTGTAGCTGCTGGAACGTCTTATGTTTACCCTAAATATTTAGAAATATCATTCACTAATAAATGTCAAATGGCATGTAGTTACTGTGGTCCTGTATTTAGCACTACATGGGAAAAGGAAATACAAGAGCAAGGTCCATATAAGCTACTAGCATCAGATTACAATTTGATTCATACACCTCAAATAGAAAACTCTCCCTATGTCAAAAAGTTCTGGGAGTGGTTTCCAAAGGCATATGAGCATTTATTTGTTCTTAGA